CATTTCTGCATGCGGTCAGGTGGAAAACCTCTTCTCGGTCATTCGACCATTGCTTTCTTCGTTTCGTCACTCCGTCAGGATGATGGAACAACGGCGCAATTTCGAGTTCCGCGGCCCCTCCAACGGCCCCGGGCCTGGCAGCGACTTCTTGCAGCTAGGCTTGGAGCAAGCAGAGATCGCGGGAAAGTACCTTCTGGAACAGGCGCAGGACGTATGGAGCTCGCTCTACGTCACTTGCGACCTGCATTTGGACAAGCCCTTCAGTGCTCTTCACGAGTTCGCCGCGCAATGCGAGGTGGACCCCTACAAGTGCCTGTTCTGGGCTGTTTGCGCCATTTGGTGCATTCCAGAATCCTTGAAGACCAAGACGAGGTGTGCTGCCCTGGGGGCGGTGCGGAAGGTCACTGGAGTTTTCGTGTGGCTTGGGAAGGGCGCTTTGCGCCTGTGCCGAGCCCTCTCCTTTGTCCCGCGCTGCTGCCTTCGGGCGACCGGCGACAGGATCAGGTATTGGTGGTTCCTGTACACGTCGGTCTCCAGGGCACGGCTCGGAGCGAACTTGAAGATCGGCTACTGGAGCGACGGCAAGGTGATGTATCATCGCGACGTCGACCGCTCGGTGACCCGTGTTGTCCTCAAGTACTCCAGCCCAGACGAGAGGGGAAACCTGCTGCCATACCTCTATGAGCATTTGCCCACGGAGGTCACGGAGAGCGCTTTGCCTGGCGAGGTCCTCACGGACACCGCTATGCCCGGCTCTCACGTGTTGCTGGGCAGGAGGGACAAGCACGGCGCGTTCTTGCCCAAGGCTGTCGCGTGGCGCGTCGGGAACTACGCCATCACGGCGCAGCACTTCTTCGAAGCCTACGACTGGAGAGACATCGCCATCTGTGGCACGAAGTCCAAGAACGTCGTCGAAGCCAAGTCCTTCGAGGACAAGGCCGAGTTGATTTGCCACCCCGAATACCAAGCGGGGACGGGGACGGACATCTGCGCGTTCTACGTGCCGCCCGACGTCTGGTGCTCTCTGGGCACCTCCCAGCTGAAGCCGAATGTCATCAGCCGCAAGGCCGTTGGCAGGGCCTGCTTGCATGTCTGGGATGACATGCAGAATAAGCCCAAGGCCTCTTACGGCATCCTCGGGAAGGCCTCGGCTGAGGACCGCCGGGACGGCAGGATCAACCACACGGCCACGACCTGGCCAGGTTGCTCCGGCGCACCCGTCATGTCCAAGGTCAACGGGGTTGACCGCATCGTGGGCATGCACGTCGCTGGCAAGTACGACGACCGCATGTGGGGTTCGCGGTCTCAGCTCCGGAGATCGAGTTCTTCTTCAAGCACGTCGGCATCATGCCGAAGCTCACTGCGGAGGACTTCACGGAGTCCAAGGAATCCGAAGAGGACCAGTATGATCGGCGAGCCGAGGCGGTCGGGGGGAAGTACCAGGACTTTATTCAGCAGCAGCTGAACATCGACGAGGACCTCCTGAACGACGGCAGGACCGGGTTCGCCTACGAGGACTGGCAGAAGGATGCCGAGCAAGACGCCGAGGCTTTCCAGAAAACCATGCACGAGGACTTCGCTGGCAAGTACGACACCTGCATGCCCGCCACGGGGGGCAAGAAGCAGAAAATCCTGGAGCCCATGACCTACCCCTTGCACTGTTGCGAGGCGAAGGCCCCGGAACCGGACGCCCCCGAAGAGGCTCCCCTCGGGGACCTCTTTGCGGAGGAGCCCGCTTCGGACTCGGACTCTCAGGAAGCTTTGCGGCTCCGCTACGGAGACCTCTTCGTGGACGGGCCCGCCCCTCCCCAGGCCGAAGCCAAGGTCGGTTGTGAGACTCCTGTGAAGCCATTTTGGCAATTCCAGGAGCAGCTGGCCAAGGCAGAGGCGGCGGTCGATGCAGTCGGCTCCTGGGAGCCCCTGCCGAAGGCCAAGATTGGCCAGCCCCCTGGGCTTCCCCACCCGGCAGCCAACCTCCAGTGTGTTGGCGCCCCTGCCCTGAACCGCATCCGCGATCCTCTGGTCGACGACCAGGAGGGCAGGTTTTGCAACCCCGGCACTGCATGTGCCACTCATTGCGTGTCATCCCCGACCCGCGTCCCCCTCTCCATCATCATGAAGGAGTCGGATCCAGCGTTGTGGGACTTGTCCGGCTGGACCCCCCAGGAAATGTTGCAGGCCCCTGAGTTCTCTGAAATCAAGGCGTACATCTCCGCGGGTGAGGTCGAGGTGCTGGAGAGGTTCAACGACCTGGTCTCCAACGAGAAGGGGGAGGTCATGGCGAGGATGGTTGCGAAGTTCACCGGGTCGCCGGGCGGTGCTAACAAGCACTCCCGTCGCGTGACGAAGGACATGCAGGAGCGCTGCGCCAAGGCGGGCCTTCCCATGGAAGGCTTTGTGGTGCCCGGTGGTTCCACCAAGGAGCTCGAGGAGTCCTTGATCGGTCAGCTGAGGACCGCCAAATGCCTCGGCGCCCCCTTTTCCAAAGAGCGCCGCGACGAGGTGATGGAGAAGATGAAGCAGAAATACTTCGTCCACTCCTTCACCCGCGCTGCCCACTTTCTGGACGTCGTCACTGGCGTCGACGTGATCGTGGACTCCCTCGACGGGTCCAAGTCCTCCGGCTGGTCGTCCCACTACCTCAAGGGTCCCAAGTCTGCCTGGCAGACGATGGAAGGGAAGAGGAAGTTGGCTAAGCTCACCAAGATGCGCATGTTGTTGCGCCTCGCCTGGGGAGCGGACGCCATGTCCAAGATGACCCCCCTTGAGATGTTCCTGAACGGGTTGAAAGACCCGCTCTCGGCGCACATCAAGATGGAGCCCCACAGGGAGGCCAAGGCCAAGGTTGGCCGATGGAGGATCATCTGGGCCGCTTCCGTGCTGGACTCGATGGTTACCGGCATGACCAGTCGCCAGCAAGACAAGCACGACATCTCGGTCTTTGTCTCCGGCAACAAGCCCACCTACCACACTCTCGGCATGGGCCACCATGACGAGGGGGTGCAGCGGATCGGCGAGCTCATCGAGGGTCTGCGCACTTCTGCTCCGGAGGGCGTTCTTCAGGACGAAGACGCGTCCGCCTGGGACATGAGTGTGCAGCGTGCCTGGTTGTATGCCGACGCCGAGAGGCGTTGCATCCTCTACCAGGGCCCTTGCAAGAAGGTGTTCGAGGAGCTACAGTGGTGCGAAGCCGCTGCCAATTCCGCCCATCTGATTGCCTATGGCAGGAAGATTGTGGAAGTGCAGAAAGCTGGCATCACTGCCAGTGGCGTCCTCACCACCTCCTCGCAGAACTCGTTCATGCGGGCGTGGCTCGGCTACCTTTGCGGTGCGCTGGATCTGTTCGCCAACGGGGACGACCTCGTCGCCTGTGGGTTGGATCCTGACCTCATCTTGATGGCCGGCTACGTGTCCAAGGGCCTCAGTGAGACCCAGCAAGGCGCTCCTGTGGAGTTCACCTCGCACAAGTTCACGG